AGATTGAAGCTAAGGAACTTGAAATATTGGAAGAGGACTTTGAATTCCTTGAAGAATTATCTGAAGAAGAACTAGAAGAATATGTAGAAGTAATCCTTGAGATTGAAGAATATGTTGAAGAACTAGAGGAATTTGAAACCGAAATAATTATTATTGAAGAAGATATAGACCTAATAGATGTATTTATTGCCAATGATTTATTCCCACCTGACCCTGAAGATGTACTAAAGGATCTGGAATCTGTACAAGACCAACTTATACCTGAAGAAATTGTTGAGGAAATTATAGAAGAAGAAATATTTATAGAGCCTGAAGAATTAACTGAGGAAGAGATAGAAGAACAGGTTGAAGAAATCGAAGAAGTAATTATAGTGGAAGATATATTTGAAGATGAAGCCACAGAGGAAGAGATAGAAGAATTTACAGAAGAAGAACTAGAGGAGTATGAGGATGCAAAAGAAGAAGCCATTGAAATATATGTGCAAGAACTCGAAACCGAAGAAGTTATAGAAATAATTGAGGAGGTTGTTGATGTTGGTGTACAGAACTTAGACCAAGTATCGGAAGAAGTACAAGAAGTGGTACAAGCTGTAGTTGAAGAAGCCATTGCAGATGTAGAAGAACTAACTGAAGAACAGGTTGAAGTTGTTGCTGAGGTATTACAAGTTGAAACTGAGGATGTTGAGATTATCGCAGAGGCTGTAAAAGAAGATGAAATAGTAGCCGAGGCAGTAGAGGAATATGTTGAGAGAGCTGTAGAAAATGCGGATGTAGAGAACTATACCCTTGCTGATGTGGTTACTGAGGTACAGTATGAGGAGTTCTTAGAAAACCCAATAGAAACTTTTGTGGACTTTGATAATCTAGGAGAAATAACCCTTGAAAACATTGGAGATGATATGACCTCAGACCAAAAAGAAAAAGCACAAGAAGTTGTGGTTCCAGTTATTTTGACTAGAATAGCTAGTATGGCAGCATTTATAATAAGGAAATCATAATGTTTAAAAAACTATGGAATTGGTTTGTGGAGGCAATTAAAGAAACTTTAAATCTTAGTTGGACCTTAGTAGGTTTGGTTATAGCCACACTTACCCTTACTGGTTCTGCTCAACAGGTTACAGGTCTTGCGACTTTAATTACATTAGCCGTATGGTTATTAACTATAGGCTTTAGAAAATGAGCTGTTGTCGTACCTACAAACAAGAAGGTACAGGTACTTATGTTACAATTTGTAACAGCAAGTACGGACACAGATAGGAGATATAATGAAAAAATATCAAGTACTGAGGATTAGTTCTCAGATAGATTGTACTAATGGTATTCTATATGAAATAAACCCTGATGGTACAAAAAAATTCCTTTGCTATACATTGGAAGATGAAAAAAGAGAAACCAAAGTAATGCACGAAACTAGGATTCCAGCAGGTACTTATAAATTATCTTTAAGAAAAGAAGGTGGTTTTCATAGTAGATACCTAAAGAAATACGGGCCTAGCTTTCATCATGGGATGATCCATGTTGATAATGTGCCAGGGTTCAAGTATATACTTTGGCATACGGGCAATACAGATGAGCATACCTCAGGGTGCCTAATAGTAGGTCAATCCCAAAAGAGTAACTTAGTAGATCCAAATGGTTTTGTTTCCGCTAGTGTTAGTGCTTATAAATCTATATATCCTAAGGTAGCAGAGGCAATACTCAAAGAAGGTGCAGAAGTAACTTATGTGGATTATGACACAGAAGCCCATTGTGCCCCTGAGTGTAAACCAAAGAAACCCCCCCTACGGAGAAGATGGGGATTATAATTGGCTAAAAACGAAATACAACAGCCGTTTCCGTACGACTTATCGTTCGAGGAATTTGCTCAGGCTATTGGTATTGGTGGTTTATGGTCAGTAGGTATAAATGGTAGCGGTTATTTATTATCCACATTAGAAGATGAAGCACCTTTTGAATATAGGGCTTATACTGTTCAATCTATACCAGTTCAAAAGCAGAGATTAGATACCTCTGCTGAGCCAGGTGAACAAACATTTGAGCAATGGTGGACTAGAGCCCAGCACTCATTTAATAAAGGTGCAGGTCAAGATGTATTTGACGCCGATGGTTCGGATAGATTTTCTTTTAGGTCAAGTAGAGGTATAGATATATGGACAGAAGGCCAGATAAGTTTACTTAAAGATACCGATAGTGTAACTAATAGTACTGGTGATGACTTGAATTGGTTTGTGGCTGGAGGCTATATTTTCTATTCAAAAGATGGTTCATTATATAGGTCTACAACTGTTGATGGTACTTATACTGCTAATGATTTAGGTGGACCTGGTAGTGGTCAAGATATAGTATCAATGACTACTGATGGTCAATATGTTTATGTATGTTGGACAGGAGCAAACAATATCAGAAAAGCAGATATAGACTCCGGAAGCTGGGCTAGTGAAGGCTCATTGGCCAATAACTTAGATCCAGAAATAATAGGTTTTGTAAAAGGTAGATTAATGGCTGCTAAAGATGATAAATTATATGAAGTAGATTTATCTACTACGGATGCACCTGATCCTTTCTTCACACATAAAACTTCAGAGTGGACTTGGTCATCTATAACAGAAGCTGGTCCAGCCATATATGTATCAGGTTATGCAGGTGAAACTTCAGAGATATATGCCACTAGATTAACTACACAAGATTTAGCTTATGCGAGTACCAGTACTCTAGGCGCACCTGTAAGCGTATATAAAGCACCCGAGGGTGAAGTTATACATACTATTAAGGGATATTTGGGTAGAGCTTTAGTAATCGGTACAAGTAAAGGTATACGATTAGCGGCAATAACTGATGAAAGTGGTGGCTTAGAAGTAAGCTCATTACTTGTGGGTGCGGATCAAGGTATAACTAATCCAGTTAAGTCTATAGAACTTGATGGTGATTATGCTTATTTTGGTTGGACTAAATATGATGGAACTTATTCAGGTATAGGTAAAATTGATTTATCTACTACAGCTTTTTCTAGCCACTTAATGTATGCTATTCAAGGTGATGTAACTAGCATAGCTCAATTTGGTGGAAGGTTATTATTCTCTGTAAATAATGTACCAAGTAGTGGCCACAGTAGAGTTATTAAAGAACATGCCACTGACTATGTGGGTACTGGTGAATTAGAAACAGGTGAAATTAGATTTGGTACATTTGAAGTTAAGACCCTAAGATACTTTGACGCCATGTTAAAGGGTACAGGTTTATTAGATGTTGACCTTAAAAAAGATATTACTGGTGCTTATGAAAGTATTGCTGGTGGTTGGGAGGCTGATACAGAAGTTACTGATAGAGTTTATGGTATTATTGAACAGAATATGGAACAAGATATATCAAGGTGTGAATTAAAATTAACCTTGAAAACATCTACTGCTACTGCCACACCTAAGTTATTGGAGTGGAGAGTAAGAGGTGAGCCTAAAGTAAAGGGAAGGTATAGATACTTTGTTCCTATAATGTTATATGATACAATGATAGCTAACAGTGGCCAGACATTTGGATATGCTGGCTACAGCCAAGAGAAGTTAAATGAGTTGATGGAGGTATATAGGAGTGGTAAAATAATACAATTCCAAGATCCCGGAAGTCATTTACCTAATGGTACTCCTTCGGTTACTGTAAGGATAGAAGATTTACAGTTTAAATCGTGGGCAGCACCAAGTGGCTATGAAGGACCAGGAGGTATAGCATTAATAGTAATGAGGGAACAAACCTAACAAGTACACCACAAAGTACAAGCGCCGACATCGATGACCATATAAAAAGTTTAGGTCTCGATCCAAAAGACTATCACATATTAGACCCTGTTGAAGTAAGAAGTTGGGATACAAATATGGGTAATAGTGTAGAACGCCTACATTATTATAAATTAAGATTAGTCAAAAAAATACCAGAGAATAAAGATTTTTATGATGATTTGGTTAAAGAAATAAAGACCCATAAGCCTAAAAAGAAAGTTACTAACGGTGATTCCACATTTGTGATTGCCTTATCTGATTGGCAACTAGGTAAATCTGATGGTAAAGGTACAAAGATGATTACCAAAAGAATACTAACCATGATAGATGATGTAACCACACAAATAGATGAGCTTAAAAAATCTGGTGAAAAGATTGATGAGTTATATATTGTAGGCTTAGGTGATATTGTGGAAGGTTGTGAAGGTCATTATGACATGCAGACTTTCTCAGTTGACCTAGATATGAGAAGCCAAGTTAGATTAGCCTGGCAATTACTTATTAAATGTTTAGAGGCTTGGTCACCTCTAGTAAATAATATAACCATCTCATGTGTGCCAGGTAATCATGGGGAGGTAAGAAGAAATGGTAAAGCATTTACTACCTTCGGGGATAACTGGGATGTCCATGTATTTGAGGTATTAGAAGCAGTATTATCCCAGAATAAAAAAGCGTATGGTCATGTTAAGTTTGAAATACCTAACGATGAATTAGTTATGGTTACAAAGATAAGAGGAAATAAATTTGTATTTGCACATGGTCATCAATTTAGAGCTGGTGGGACTACTAGCTTTGATAAACAAAAGAAGTGGTTGGCTTTACAGTCATTAGCCAAGCTACCTTCAGATGGTTGTGATGTAATCTTATCAGGTCACTTCCATCATTTGTCAGTAGTACAAGAATATAATACCTTATTTCTACAAGCACCTTCTATGGATGGTGGTAGTAGATGGGCTGAGAATACTCATGCTTTAGTTTCGGATCCCGGAACATTGACTTTCTTAGTATCTAAAAATAAGGTAAATAAAATTGAAATTATTTAAAAGGGGGTGAAATATGGAATATAAAGATATGTTAGAAAAAACCCTTTGGACCTTTGTAGAAGCGTTCATTGGTGCTTTAACAGTGGCCCCTCTTATAGGTGTGGATGCTAGTGCATTACAATTAGCAGCCATGTCTGGAGCAGGTGCGGCTTTAGTTGTCGTTAAGGAATTTGCTAAAAACCAGATTTCTGCATAATGCCAAAGAAAAAGAAAAAGAAAAAAAGATATTGAGAAAGGCCCTAGAGATAGGGCTTTTCTAAGGTTCAATCATTATACACTCGCCGGGACATTCCTCAGCGGATTCAATTACAGCTTCTTCTTGACCTTTAGGAACTGTAGCTAAACCATCAGCTCCTTCTGTATTACCTTCTATTGCAGAATATATGTGGTCACCATCTTTTACATAAAAAAGACCATCATCTAATCCAACAAAAACATCAGGTGCTATTTCTTGGCATATACCATCACCTGTACATAAATCTTGGTCAATCCATACCTTCACAAAAGTATTATATCACATGCCATGCTTATGTAATACCAATAATGCTTCTTCAGGTGAAGTGATTACTGCCGCTATACCTCCATCAGAAGTTATACGGTCTAAAAATAACTCTTGTTTAGGACTTAGTCCATGAGATCCATCGGCTCTCTTTACTTCAAAAGCCACAAATCTACCTTCTATACATCCTATTATGTCTGATATACCACCGCCTTGTGTGGCATTGCCATGTATTTTAATCCATGTACCACCATACTCTCTGAGTGTGGATAGTATAGCTCTATGGATAACGCTTTCTCTAGCTCCCATTATTTCTCCTTCATCATAAATGTTTTAAGGGATAACTCACACTTGTGCGAGGGACTTACACACATAGCTTGTTTGGAGTTCTCAAATTCTATTATTCTAAGTGGTTTTTTACAACCTTTGCAGTTTCTTAATTTGTCCCCCTAGTTTATAGAGTGAAGTGGGTTACTTGGCGCTTGTAACCCACCTCATTATTGCTACGAGAGAGGAGGTAGCAATCTCTATTATAATTCCATTGATGGACTATTGTCAACCGGAGTTTCTGATAATAAATCCCTGCTAAATACATCATTAACTTCGGATCTTTTTTGATTATCCCATTCACCATCGACAATAGCCAAAGCACAACTTCTACCTGTTAGTTTATCTAACGGTATATCCATTGCACCTTCGCCATCTATAGGCACACCACATGCCTCTAAAGTATTTCTGAAATTCCACAATGATTGTGGTAATAAAACGGTGTTATAAAAGAACTTCTGTCCATTAAACTCACCGCCATCTATTTGAAATACCCATACTACCATAGGGTTACCAGCCTTAGAAGTTTCAGCTTTTGCTTCCACAACTTTAGCAGGATAATTACCTTCAGGTATTACTATTTTCTTTTTACCTTCAACGCCAGTAAAGTCTACGGATAACTTCTTCTCGCTTTGAATATTTACTTCTCCCATTTACTTACCTCCTAATTTACTAAGTATTTTTGGAACGGTTACATTATATGCCTTGTTAGGCAATACTGGATCATTACCAGTAGTAAGTCTTTCACCTACTAATGCTCTTGCACTTCTGAATTCCATACCATAATTTATATCTGGTACAGTATCTATAGGTGCGCCTGCTGGTATATCTCCTTCTTCGACAAAAGTTCTGGCTATAATATCAGGCATTTCGCAGAGTGTTGACCTTATTGAGGGCGACACATCTGGAACAATGTCTGGTCCTGAAAACTCTTTATCTTCTTTCAAGTACCTCTCTTGTGCCACATATATTAAGTTCATACCTTTTGTCCTACAAACGGCAGATAGTTCTTCCATAAATTCGTTCATAGAACTCCCTAATCTACCCCAACTTTGCATAGTTGGATTGTTTGGCATGCGTTCTGTATCTCTACTTTCCTCATCTTTAAGGATGTATCTCATACAAGTACGAGCCAAAGCAGTTACAGTATCAATAACCACTGTCTTTCTATCGTGGTCACCATACTTTAGAAAATACAAAAAGTCGTAGGCGTTAGACCATGTAACTTTTTGTGGTTTTCCTTTCTTATCTACGGGAAACAGTTGTAAATCTGGTATATCTCTTACCGTCATCATACCTGGTTCAGCCATAAATAGAATTGGTTTTGGACCAGAACAAGCAAATCTAGTTTTACCAGTTTTCTGCTGACCATATACACACATGTGTAATGATTGGCCAACCTTATCTACTGTAGATACTTGTCCTTGTATTTCGGCTAATCTAGCTTCGTCCATTATTTCTCACCTCCTTGAATTTGGTTGGTATCTTTGTTTTCTTATTTGATTGGCTTGCGGTGATCCCATCAAATCAGCATTACATAAATCCTGAAATGAACAGTCCCAATCACAGGCCTTATTCAAAACTCTATAATAGGCTAAGTCATCATCACTATCCATGAAGTTTATCATGGTAGCTGTACTATATAACTCCTCTATCATTGTGTTTGTTAATAGTTGTGGTTTAGCTATTGATATCCTCTTATAGAAATTAGAGTTGGCCTTTAGATTATCTAACCAAGTTTGTAGATTATCATCTATTACCAAATCATTTTCCTCTATAAAAGATTTCAATGTAGGATAATCTGTTTCTATTTTAACCTTAGACATACGACCAGCTTTGGTCATACGAGGTACTGTTGGTGGTTTAGTACGGATATAGTTAAATATAAATTGGTCTACTTTTATACCTAATTGATTTAACGCCCACAAATATAATGTGGATTGTATATCAGTATTACGCCACTCAGTATCTGGTAAAGTCTTGTTAGATTTATGGTCCCAACAACTAATTACACCATCTCTTTTATCCTTGACAATCATATCTGGTTTAAATTTAAACAATAGGCCTTTACCTATATCAACTTCAAAATCTTCCTCTACTGATATAATTTCTAGGTTCTTATCTTCTTCTTCCCAGAAGTCCATATAACCATTCATTAATCTAGCAGAGATACCAGGCAAATCGCCATAGTGTTCTTTCTCTTCCGCTAAGAAACCATTAAACTTATGAGTTAATTCACCATAAGTTTCTAACCAATCTTCACCTTTGTAATGTGCTTCCAACATAGAGTGGATCCAATTACCTAAAGCTAAAGGTACTGATTTTCTAGTGGGTTCTAATCCTTCAATATATTTATATTCATATTGTTTAGGACAGCGCCTGAAAGTTTTTAATTTAGATTGTGATATTTTCACAATTCCTCCCTCACTATCATTATAATACTTTTCGGACTATTTGTAAAGTTTCTGCACCTTCTGACCAATAGTCACCTACTTGAACATCAGCCACAATAGGTACTCTTAGTTCAAAGTCATAAGGTTCTATAATAGGGTTTTCCATAATTCTTACTATCTTATCTACGGATTCATTAACTTTGGATTCGTGTATTAGAAGTAGTAAGGAGTCATGTACTGTGCCTATCAGATTATCTTTAAATTCTGGATTTAATTCATTTAAGGTCATCAACATTAAATCACTAGCCAAAGATTGAACAGGTGAATTAATAGCCTGCCTTTCAGCTTGGGCTCTATAATATTCATTAGAGGAGTTAATGTCATTTAATACCCTAAGTCTACCTAAGGGATTCATCACATAACCTCTTCTCTTCACCGTATCTCTTTGTCTTTGGTGCCATTCAAGTAAAGCTGGATAAGTATTAAAGAATTTAGTTCTGGTTTCTTTAGCCTCATCTAAGGATATACTAAGACCAAAATTATCTCTGGCATATAGCTTAAACTTCTCAGCACCCATACCATAAACAAAACCGAAGTTAACCGCCTTAGCTTTTTTCCTTTCTTCTTTCTCTGGAAATTCTTTACCGGTCATGGCTTGTGCTGTTATAGTATGTATGTCGCTATTACTATGAAAGGCGCTTAAAAGTGCCTTATCGTTGCTGTAATGCGCCACTAAACGCAGTTCTACTTGTGAATAGTCTACTTCAATAACCTTATAATCTTTGACACCGCCAATAAGACCACGAATAAATTCATCTCTAGGTACTTGTTGTAAGTTAGGATCCGAACTAGATAGTCGCCCGGTTACAGTATGAAATGGTTTGTAGTTAGTATGTAACCTACAATCTTCATCCATTCTTTCTAACCAATTATCAAAGTATCTTGATTTATATCCAGCCCAATGTCTGAAGTCTAATACCTTATCAACTACACCTGACTGGTCCATATCTAATAGTCTTAATAGTACGGATTCAGCAGTAGAAGGTGAACCAGATTTTGTACTCTCTAACATAGGTAAACCTAATTCTTTATATAATAGATTACCTAATTGTTTAGGACTACGAGGATTAATCTCATAACCTACTATGTCATATAATTCCCCTCTTATCTTATCCACTTCATCATTAGTTTGGTCTAGTCTTTTATTAAACTTATCCTCATCAACAGGCATACCTACCATTTCCATATCAGCCAGGTTTCTATAAGCTGGCATAAGTATGTCAAAATATAATGGATTAGATATATGATGATTACCTTTATTAGATTTACTACCTAATAGATTTCTTTGGTGTTGCCATATCTGATATGTATATACCACATCTAATGCACCATACTCAAATAGTTCATCTTTATCCATACGATAAGGATCTTTAGATTTCATCAAATGTTTCCATGGTTCTACACCAAGATATTTAATAGCTAAGGTTTCTAAATCCTTCTTAACATTTTCATCTAAGGTATATTCAGCGCCCATTGTATCAAAGTCAGGAAAGTATTCTCTACCATACCTGGCCTTAATAGCTTTATAATCAAACTTACCATTCTGCATAATCCAGTACTCAACCCTATCTAAGATAGGATATACCATTTCCCAGTAGCTATGTTGCATTTGGTACTTATAATCTTGGTGATATAAAGGTAGCACAAATGCAGTTTCACCATCAAAGGTAAATTGAATACTAACAATTTTAAAGGTTGGGTTAAAATAATCCCCCAACCTTTTAATATTCTTTGTGGTAGTTTCTACATCTAATGCGGCAGTAGGTTTGAAGGCTAATAATGCCTCATGTACTCTTATATTGGAGTCTAGTACTACCGTTTTCATACATGTATACCTTTCTGAACTTTATCATAAAGGGTTTTTAAATTCATAGGCTTAAAGTTTTTATCCCTCTCAATATATAGACCGAAAGGTAAGTCTAAATCCCTTAGCTCATTTATGCTAAATGGACCGAACTCACCGTCTGGTACCATGTGAGAAGTAACAAAGCCATAAGCTCTATCCTCATCTTTATCTAACTCCATAAGATACCAAGTGAAGCTACCTGTTGGATCAAAGAACTTACCTGTAACAGTCTGTTCTTCCATCTTCATCTCATCACCATAACCTAATTCTGGTGTATCTTCTAGTATCTTTTTGGTTAACATTTTTTGTCTTGCCATTAGAATACTCCTTCCATATCTTTAGCAAAACCATGTAACGAAAATATTGTATGGGTAAAAGAACCCCACTTAATATTATTACCTTCGTTCCATTGGTTATAATTCTTCATAAACCTACTACCGTAGGCTACTGCAAGAACTACATCTTTGGCCCAGTGTTTGTGAAAATCACAAGACCTCATTATATAATTCATATATAATTTTTTATTTCTTATTGCCAGATGATAACCAATAGAACAAGGCACTCTTTTGTGGCTAGCTCTATTATCTTTATCTTCTGGGTACCATATTGGTACATATAATTGTCGGCTTTCTTCATTTCTGAGAGCCGCCGCAACTATTGTATCTAAATGGCCTTGTAATCTTGAAGGATATGAATAAGAAAACTTACCGTCATGTATAAACTGTGACCAGTATTCCTCATCATGTTTATAAGCATTACCAGGATTAGCACCTGTATTAATCCTTTCAAACAATTCTTCCTTCAGATAATCACCATCTAAATTCTTCAAACCCCATTTCCAAATATCATCACCCATACCTTTATGACTAATAGTATATTGGTAATTCAATAACTCGTGGGTCATATAGCCTTTGTCTTTAGATACATCCATATCTTGCACAGATTTAGATTGGTATACTAAAGCCAATTCTTTAAGATCCCTTGTTATCTCATTTTGAGCTTGGTCTATAGATATAAAATATCTCATTTATTCCTCCTCATTAAAGAAACAATATCTGCATGATATCCATGATGGGTCCATATAGTTATAGCACCTATCACAAATCATACATCTAATCCTTCTAACTTATCTAAGGTTAAACTACTAACCAAGATACTTGGTTTTCTTTCACCTTTTTTGGCCAAATCATACATAGTTCTAACTCTACGAAATGGACCATAGATTTCTTCTTCTATGGGTTTACCTTGTCGTTCATATCTCAATACGGTTTCATGCCACTTCTGTATTCTTCTAGTTGTAGGTGTATCTATATCCATAATCAAATTAAACATTTGTGGATTAGCATAGAGATAAGGTAAAGTTTTAAAAGCATGTACCTGTGATACATCTATTTTCCACTTAAAACTTATCTCTTTAGGATCACCTATATAACTAGCTAAAACACTGGCTAGACCTATATCTAAACCAGAGATATAACCCATATAAGTAACGCGGCTATGAAACACTAGGGTAGGTTTTATGTGTGAACCCAGCTGACCTCTAAAGGTAGCTGATAACAGACAGTTACCCCATTTGTGTTTCTTAGCCGACCGTTTGTTACTTCGGAATTGCATTTCAGTTACAATTCCTTTATTACCAACCTCATTATATATCTCTCTGGATGCCTTAATGAACCTACTTGTTATCTCGGGATCCAAATAGCTACGAATAAGATTGGTCCATCTACCTTGTAAGAACCATAAATCATGACCGATATTAAAATCGTTATGAAGGCTGGTGCTTTTCAAGGTAATATCATATAAATTGGTACCAATTCCCATTTCATGGCCTACCTCACCGGATAGTATATGACTTCTTGTGGCAATACTATGTAAAGCCGTAGCTTCAAATGTATTAATATCCACTGTCCTGTCTGAACTTATTAACTTCAGCCTTTCTAAAGTAATACTCCGCAAAGCTCTCAAATGTAAAGCCAGAAGTTATTAATAATTCTAAGAAAAAATGAAAGGTGTCTGCTAACTCCTCTTTATAATGGACTTCATCAGTTTCAACCCCATCACTTTTCCATGGTTTATTCTTTAAACAGTTTGTGGCTTCAGATAGTTCTTCAACTACCCTATAAGCACACTCCTTTAGTCGCATTTGTACCATTCGGTCATTTAGCTCACCAAAGTTTTTCTTCTCTACAACATTTCCACCATTCTTGGCTTCAATATCCTCATACTTATTCATAAGGATTTGTTGTCTACAGAACATGGCTTCTAATAAGTCTCCACCATATTCTTCCTTGATTTTCTCAAGGTCTACATCAATGTCATTTACATTAACCATATATTATCTCTCCTTCGCCTAAACTATCTGGCCAAGTAAATGGCACTACTATTTCAGGCATACTAGAATATCTTACGGGATTCACACCAAGATGATTTTGTATATAGGATTGTACAAATTCATTAGTGCTACCTTTATAACTATAAGGTGCAACCTTGAATTGAGCCATACCATTATTACCATTCAATACGGTAGATAACATACGGAACATCAATCCATAACTCATAACCAACATATCATTTTGTATTGCAGTATCTGATCCATCTGGTGTAAGCTCTACACCTTCTATCACATCACCTTCTTGCATACAAAATAAGAATTGTAGGTCGGAGTATTCTCTCATCTTGATCCATTGGTCAACAAATAATTTGTTTCTGATATTACCCTGTCTATAAACACTTGCATATATCGGTTCAGAAACTTCAGGTGTTCTATCTAATATGTATAACACACCATCTTTTTCTTCATCATGCCAATGGTCTAGTAACCAATAATTCCATTCATCTTTCCAATCTGTGGAAATTGAAGCGGGAGATTTGATTACCTTACAATACTCATCACCAAGCCAGCCTTGAACTGCGTTGGCGAGAGTTGATTTACCTGAGTTATCAGGTCCTTCGAGTATTAACACTCTACCTCCTCTTAATTTATTCTCTTATATTTATTTTATCATCATTTTTTCTGGTTACAACAAGTAATGCCGGATTGTCTTTTATTAATTTTTCCAGATCCTGCTTTTCCTTGAGGGTGTCTATCACCAGATAATCTACACTCTCTTCCATACACATGTGATAGAAAGTTACTGGACTCTTTTGCCCTTCTCTATCTATTCTTCCTCGTGCTTGGAAGTAGTGAATCCAACTAAAGTCGGTTGAGAAGAATATGGCATGAGAACAAACATGTTGTAAACCATCCAATGCTTCTGCTGAGGCTATCTGAATTATCAAAGGCTTCTCACCTTTCCAATCTTTAGATATTTCACCTCGCCTTTTAGCTGATACGCCACCCTTTATTACATAAGGAGTATCTAACGCCTCTTGTAATGCTTGTATTTCAGCTTTAAACCTAGCGAAAATAATTACAGGTTGACCTGCTTCCATTAGGTTCTCTGCTAAATCTTTTGTATATGCCAGTTTCCTTTCATTAAATAATACAGGATTACCATTCTCATCGGCTACTGTATGACCTGTCATCTGTTGCATACGAAGGAGTTTAACTAGCACAATACTGGCAAATATAAGTTGTCTTTGGTGTACTACCATACCATCTTGACTAAATCTCTCATAGCTGGCCCATGAAGTAGGATCCCAAGCTATTGGTATCTTAATATCACTTACTTTAGGTAGGTCTAAACAATCTTCTTTCCTAGCTGTTGATACATAAGGTCTATACTTTTCACCTAACTCATCAGCATTCCTGTAACCAAGTAGTTCATAACCAGACTTACCACCAAATATACCATATCTATGTCTAAATGATGTCCAACTTTCACCATCCCATATAGCTGGGCTAATACATTTAAGTTGGCTATATAAATCTAATAAGTTCTTACCAATAGGTGTACCAGTAAGAAGGAGAGTAAACTCAGCTTCAGAACATAACTTATGTGCCTGCCTACTTCTCTGTGCGGTAGCTGTCTTAACTTTCTGGCTCTCATCTAATATAATCATGTCTGGTTTCCATTTAGATATGGCTTCAAATATAGGCTGATTACCATTTCTACGAATAAGAGCCTCATAATTAAATACAGCCACATCTATATGATAGAAGTGGTCACCTTCTTGTGTTGATTGTACCCACTCATTAAAAACCTCAGCTTTCTCTGATGAAGTACCAGTATCTGGTCTAACAAATATTGATTGAGTTATAGGACTATGTATACCAAACTCTTTAGGCCATACTGATAGAGCATTGATTGGACATAATATTAAAACCTTCTTTACCTTCTTATCTTGATGAAAAGAGGCAACACTATCTATGGCTATCTTTGTCTTACCTGTACCTGGATCCATGAATAAAGCATGGCCAAGTTCAGACCTAAATATCTTCTTTAAAGCATTGGCTTGATGTTCATAAGGCTTTGTCTTAAACTTATATTCCATTAAACATCTGATTCCAACATGCAGGATGTGTACCTGTCATGAGTTGTTCTCTTTGGTCTGCATTTAGATATGGAAATAAATCTTGGATCTTTGGTCTAATCGATTTATCAATTTCAATCCAGACTTTATAATCCTTCTCTTTCACATCTTCTACATAACCAATTTGCCCACAGTTAATACATTGTGGTGTTTGGACTATCATATTACTCACTTTCTATCCGTTTATACGGAATATCTTACTCTTGCCTTCTTGCTCCATAGTTACTGTGCCTTCAGCTAGTAACTTGGTCATAAGCTGGCGTAATTTCTTTTCTCCCATGTTAGAGGCTACTTTAAGTTCGGTCATAGACATTGGCTTTTGAGTTAGGAGCGAAAAGATTTTGGCTTCTGTTCCAACGACTCCTTCCGCATCCCAACTATAATCTATCTCACCTATATCACCCATACTGAGCTTGAAGGCTTGTGGTGGTGGCGCTAACCTCTCTCTGAACTCACGCTCCACTACAACAGTTGAAGATCCGTCATCATTTGGAGTTGCCTCTAAATATAACGCACTCTCTAACCAACCGTAGATAGTTGTAGAACCAAGCAGTTTTACACCGCCTTGCTTTCTACCTTTCTTATCACTAGAACCTTTGCCCCAGTGATGAACAACCATGACAGCCACATCATAGTTATTTCTTAAACCTAGTAACCAACTTAGTATTGGTCTTATCTCATGTGAGGAATTCTCATCAACAGCACCCATCATTAGATAGAGAGGGTCAAAAACTACGAGCTTTATTCCCTCCCTAGCTATTATGGTTTCAATCGCTTTACGAGAGTCCTGTTGTGTCATGTCAAACCCGAAGTCATTGTAAAAGAACATTGGCACATTAGTTGGCCAAGTTACCGAGAGAGTATTATCCTTATGGAGATTGAAAGCTCCTTTCAATAATCCTTTCGAGTTTGCCATCTTGACAATTCGGTCTTTGAGAAGGGCTGGTGAGTTTTCCACCTGAACCACTAGAGTAGGTCCAACACCTTTCTCATTGACCTCAAACTTATTCATAAATGGTGTACCTGTAGCTATAGACAAAGCCATATCAGTGGTGACTAAGGATTTATATGACTTAGGTAATCCTGCTATAATACCATGACTACCCATTGTCCACCAATCTTCAATCAACCACTGTGGCTCATCAATTACCGAACCTAATAACTCACCATAAGTTATCAGTTGTGGTTTTGATTTCTTGTACGCAACATCCAAAGGGGGATCTGGATCTTGCACCTCTACAGATGAGGCTGCTTTCTGCACCTCTTTCCATAAAATCATATCACCATCAGGTCTATCTAAGAACTTATTCCAGACAGTATAATATACGGTGATGTAAACATCTTCTTTGGCCATACCTGTTTCAAGTAACATATTTTCTAGTTCCCACAATCTCTGGCTTCTATCTCCCCAAGCCTCTTTAGCCATTAATAATCTTCTACCTCTTGGATCTAGTAGTTCATAAGCCTTCTTTATAACTGATTCCTTTACATAATCATCAGCAGGAGGTGGTTGATTATCTTCATGGTGTATTGTCTTACCATCACTATCAATGTAACCAATAGCAGACCATATAGCTGATATATTGTGAACTGGGCCATCATCCCACAAGAGTTTTACATCAGGTGCATCCTCATATTTATAGTTCTTTGTACCAGGTATCCTCAATACTTTAGTTACTGACCAGCCACCTTTATCTGCACCTACTTTATATGTTAATAATTGATTGGTTTGTTCAAGAACCTTGGCAGACATCTCTTGGCTTAATTGCCATAATGCTTGGTATCTACCTGGACTACTCTGCCAGGCAATGGTCGGTCTGATTTCTAACTCAATATCAAAAGGAGAAGTTTCGTCCAAATCAGCCCATAACCAATTACCTGGTAGAGCATTTTCTTTTCGCCTTGCGCCACTAAAACTTAAAACTGAAAAATATATATCGGCACCATCTGGGATCTTATCAAAATCTTCTGCTGGTTGTTCATACCATGTGCCGTTTAACATGTATGGTATAAATGTCTTGCCCTTACTCTCGGACCAAACTTTATTTAGAAACTCTCGGTTCATTTTTCTCCTCTAGTAGCAGATAGCCTAGAATAGTGGAGCTAGACTAGGCTATTACTGCGCCATCTGAAAGTATCAGATGAATTAATTATAGTTGATTGGATATCTTATGCAAACACTAAAGCCTTCCCCAGTCATCTGGGTCCCAGCTATCTTGGTCAAATTCAAATGGAGCTATTATATCCTCACTCTCTGGTTTGAAGTTGTGCATAATCCAATCTATCATGGCTCCGTCTGCACGGATCATGGTAAATCTTTCTTTGGTAATCTCATCCCGTATGTAAATCTCGAAGGTACTATCTGCCTTAAATATTATCTCAATGCCATACTTCCAATTGTTTAAGTAGGCTGAGGCTTGATTTGTACCTGTTCTTGTTACCGATTTCTCGGATCGGTCACCTGTTGCTTCAACTCTTACACCTGCCATGTAGACAAGTATAGCTTACCGCATAGTATAACCCGACCGCTGGATTAGATTAAAATAGAAAAGCCGACTTGCATTAAGCCGGCCCTTCTGCTATATCCTATTGTTGGTTGTAGAACACACCTTTCTTAGGTGCTAGTCCAATGAAGAATCCTTCCATGTAGATTTCCTCATTTTCATCCATCCAGTCAGAAACAAATTGTGGAACATACTCCTTAATAGTTTTTCTGTCCACCATGTTAGTAACTCCTGATTGTCTAACACCTTCTAATTGGTCAAAGACATCCTCAGGTATCAATAGTTTACCTTGTTCGTTCGGTTCTCTTGCGGTTTTACTCACAGACCACCTCACCTTTCCTGTTCATCTTGAAACTTCCATAGAAGTTCCTTTTCTCATAAGGGTTAGGTCCGACAAATAGTATCTTGCCAGCTTCTACCCTTTCTTTTGTAAGAGGTCCACTCTCTTCGTTTCCGAACATACTTGTGGCCTCTATTCCTATATGGTAATTATCTTCGTGGTC